TTCTTTCGAACTTTTGATTTTGATCTCCATGCCATATTAATGATAACCGTTTAATAATTCTAAAAGATCGTCTATAGCACCATGTCTATGTGAATCATTTAGAACTGTTTTATATACATATTCTGAATTAGTTAATTTTGCCATATCATGATATGCAGAATAATTTTTATCTTTTAAATCTATTTGATAAGAATCTCCGCAGAATAACATTTTTGAATCTTTACCTAATCTTCCAATTGCCATTGCCAATTGTGATCTTGTCAGGTTTTGAAATTCATCTACAATAACAATTGCATTATCAAATGTCCTACCTCTAAAATGTGCCAATGATACTAATTCAATTTGTTCAGCTTTCTCCATTTTTTCCAATATCATAGGTTTATTATAAACCTTTCTCATATTGCTTCTAATTGGTACTAACCATGGTTCCATTTTTTCTCTTTCTGAACCTGGTAAGAATCCATTATCTTCTGTAGAAATGGTAGGCCTTGTTATAATAATTTTATTGTATTGTCTTTTGAAAAATTGATCTAATGCAACCTGTACTGCTAAAAGTGTTTTACCTGATCCAGCTTTTCCTACAATAAAATTATAAGGATGTTTTAAGATTTGAGTTTTAGCTTTCTTTTGTTCTGTAGAAAGCGAAAGTGAAAACCTTACAGCCCCTTTCGGCGGGCTCTTTACCATATTGTCCTTTGTCGCCATACATGACTCCTTTTTGTTAACCTATTTAATATAAATATTTAGTAATCCCATCTAATTAGGAAATTCATATCAATATCTTCTCTTTTTTGTATTGGCCTTGCTAGTTTTGCAACTGCTAATAATTGAGCGTCATCATCATATAAACCTACTGTTGTAATATAAGGTTTAAAACCACTACCAGTAAATTGTGGTTGTATTTTTTCACTTTTTGGTTTTCTTAATGATGGATTCATACTTACATTGCATTCGCCGGCTGGAACTTTTACTAATACTTCATTTTCATAAATTGTTCTTGAAGATTTATATTCTAAATTCCAACTTCCTTTTAACGAGTTCCAATATTTTGGCATTGGATTTGAAATAACTAACTGACCTGATCTGTAAAATGCGTTACCTGCAACACTTGTTTGATATAATGATCCTGATAAATAATCTCTATTAGATAGCGAATTAATTTCTGTTTGCGAAAGGTATGTATTATAAATTCTTACTTCATCTAAACTTCCAGAAAGGCCTGCTCCTTTTATTGCATTTACAGATCCAAACATTAAATGTGATGGATTCATTACATTAACATTATCATCATTATGAAAATTATCTGTACGTACTGTTTCTCTAGTTCCATTGACATATAATTCTAATGTTGATCCTGATTTTTGACATACTACATGGTTCCAACCAGACTCTGTCACATAGGTAACTGAAGGCATTGATATAATCTTTGTTCCATCTGATCTTCTAAAATGTATTTTTCCTGCGGCAACAGATTCATGTTCATGATTTGTTACTGAAATATCAAATGGATATCTTGTTCTTGTAATATTTGTGTCTTGAAAAATCACTCTTCTATTTGATTTTTTATTAATACGTACAGGGATACGTTCAACACCTCGTTTTGTTATAATTCCATTTTCAGGAACTTTTGATGATGAAAATGCTTGATGTTTTGGTAACCTACACCAAAATGAAATTGCAAAATCATCATTATTTTGAAAATTAACTTTATTATTGAGATCACGATTTTGTATATATGCACCAGATCCAGAATCAAATTCTATACATAAACCTGATGCTGTTGCTTCTTGGGTTGTAATAACTCCTGGTCTATGACTTGTAAAGAATGCTGTAGATCTAAAATTTTCATTTTTCTTTCTTTGCCCGTCTTCTACTCGAACTGGGATATGAGTTTTTCCTTGAGCAAAATCTTTTCCTAATGTTCCTTGATTTAATTCAAAAAATCTAAATTCATCTTGAAATCCCCAATAACCAATTAGTTTATGTTTTTTAACAAAACTTGCAGAATCTATTAAATGGTCACGAAGATTTCCATATTTATCATCTTTCAATGTTACTGTTGTAGTGGTCATTAAATCTGTATAAGAAATGTTTACAGATGTACGTTTTATATTTTCTCCGTGTTTAACATATGGAACAACTATTAAACTACATGAATAGAATAAACTTTTTTCTGTATATCTTGGGTTATAATGTTCCATAGTATTCATAGGAACATGTTTTGTTTCTGGTCTATAAAACATATGATCTACAGATTTCCAAGTTACAGTTTGAAACGTTCCATCTGCATTTTTTACGTTATCTTCAGCTAATGAAGAACTTATTGGTGTTGTTTGATTATTATGAATACCATGACGTAAAATAAAATGATTACCTAAATAACTGTCTTGATTTTCTTTGAACGTTGTATTTGCCTCGAATGGTGTTATCGAAATATCATCTCCGTTAATTGGTCTGAATACTACTGCTCTTGAAGCCATTTATTTCCCTTTATAGTAAAAACTCTCTTATACTTATAAATATAAGAGAGCTTAAAATATGAATCAAATTACAATATTAGAAGTCTAATTTAACTTTAATTAATGCCTCTCTTGTAAATGATTTCAATAAAGGTTTACTTAATTTTGCAACTGCTAACAATTCTCTTCTATCATTATATAATCCAATAGTTGTAATATAAACTTTTGGATCACCAATAAATGATGATTGCGCAAATCTACCATTCGAACCTGTTACGAATGTTGGATTATTTGAGAAGTTATATTCAGCATTTGTTGCTCTAACAAAATAATGAGTTGATGTTACTTTTTCAGATGATCTTGCTTGGAATCCTAATTTATCATTAGATGCATCTAATAAGAATGCTCCTGAATGCGAAATTGATGTAAATAATTTTAATGCATTATTACCATTAATTTCAGATCCAGTTGCTGTATTAAATCCACCTGTAACATTTAATACATCTGCAGATAATGCCATGACACCTAAATCAGGATATAATAGTCCTACATGATATGGATTAGTAGAATTATATACACCTTGCTCAATAGATCCTGATACTAAATTATATCTTCTACCAAAATGTCCTCTTCTAACAGAAATTGCAGAAGTTATTTTTGAATCATCAACAATTCTTAATACAGGATTTGTTTGACCTGTAAACTCAGTTGTTCCATCACTTAATGCTCTAATACCTTCAGCTGATGATGTATTATCACTATTTGGTCCAGAAAACTTAGATCCAGATAAATATGCAAGATTAAGTTCAATGTTACCTTCATCTAATCTTTCTTTCATTAATGCTCTATTAATATTAATAAAGTACATTGAATCTTGATCAACACCGTTAATAGTAAATTTCTTATCATCTGGTTCTAAACATAGTAATCTATATTGAGAATAAATTGCTCTTGACGGTGTATCATTTACTTGACCACCTTCGTCTGCTGAACCTGAACCTCCTACATGACCATATGCAATACTAAACATTGATGATGCAGTAACATCATTTGCAGAATTACCAGTATTGGTCATTTCACCATTGAATACTTCTTGATAATATCTTTTTTGAGTTGCAGTTAATAATGAAGATGTAAAGAATCTTGTTTGGTTACCAGTATTATTTGGAAATAATCCTTTTGTAACAATCTCTTGCTGATTAGGGATAACATCAGTATCAAGATCAAATTCAGTAAAGATTCTTCCATTTCTTGCAGCTAACCTTGCACGCTCTCTTTGTGCAATAAGTTGATTTGCAATTTGTCTTGCTCTTCTTTCAATTTCAATATTTCTAATTCTTGCCTGATTTGCAATGTCTTGTGCTGTTTCAGCTTGCATTGGACTTGTTCGATTTGGTCTTGGTCTTGGTCTAGCTGAAACTGACCTGTTTGGAACTGCTCTGTTAAATCTAGCTCCTCGGCCACCTAAACCTCGACGTCCCATTATCATTGATGATCCGCCATAGTTTCTTTTAATTGATGCCATATTATTTTATCCCTATTTTTATAAAGCTTCTAAAGCTACTCCTGGAGTAGTTTCTAATTCTTGTTTTTCTATTGTTAAGTTGATAGTAACACTACCACCTGTTTCATTACCTACAATTGTAATAGTTGCTGTTTTATCCTCAGTAGGCTGTGCTTTTGCAATTACTTCAAATGATAATCCTGAAACAGTTACTGTTTGAGCTGCTTCATTATCACCAATAAATGCAGGAACGGTTGCACCAGCTCCTCTTCTTCCAGTACCTCTTGTTACTCTCAAGTAAGCAGCATCTGAATCTGATAGGATTGCAGTATAACCAAATGTTTGATTACCTCTATTGAAGTTTCTTGTATATGGTCTAATTGATGCTGTTCCACCACTTGATAATGTAATACTTCTGTTTTGTACGGAAATTACTGGGATTCTAGTCGATCTAGAAGGTAATGTAACTAGCTTATATTTCATCATCTGAGTTTCATCTGGTAATGCTTCGATTACCGGCATGTTTTCAATTACAACACCATAATATGCTGTTCCTAATGGATGATCAGGGTTCCATAAATCATAATCCACCTCATCATCTGCTAATGCAAATTGCGTAATTTTAAATTCATCACGACCTCTTGCCAACAATTGTCTACCTTTTTTAGTAAGAATTGCATCTACCGTGATTGAACTGTTATCTAAATATCCCATAGTTTTTCCCTTTTATTTTTAAATAAATATGTTTATCATTGAAAAGTATACCATTTATCTAACATCTAAATTAGCGCCATCTGGTAAATCTTTTTTATAAACTAAATTATATCTGTTTCTTTCTGTTATCTTTACTACTTCTTCGCCATCAATATCATTATCAGATGGTGTATTTATATTTGGAGCAGTTAATTTTGAACCCTTATAGAACGAAGAATCAAATTCATCATCTCTATAATCTGCAGCTATTAATGATTCGCTGGTTGCAACTATTCCTATATCTGTAAATGGCGCAAATCCATTACTTCGTCTTGCTCGAGTCATAATTTCTCGGCCGCGGCCATATGATTCATTAATATCTCTATTTGCTCTCAAATGTGGATATCTATTCAAATAAGATATTTCTTGTTCATCTAAGTTTTTATTATAAAATCTAACATTTGAAATTGAACCAGAATATTGATAACTATTTTCGCTCGAATGATATGCTCCTCCAATTCCCTCAAAATGGAATGAGCCTGATCGCTCTTGGTCGCCTGGTCCTGTTATACCTCTTTGCGTGGTTGAAACAAATTTACCGTTAATGTACAATGATAATGATCCTGACGCTGGTAAATCTAAATTATAACCATCCCAGTTTAATACTACATGTACTGGTGGTGGATTAGCAGCAGACCTTGCAGCTACAATTGCTGGTTGTGTTCCAAGATTCCAATATTGAGCTGAATCATCTCTTAATTGAATTTGATTACTACTATTTACCCAAATAAATGGTTTTGTATCATTATCAGGAAAGTTATAATCTGCAGGATTGTTAGCTGTTAAATCGGTTCCGAACAATACACTTGCAGAATTTATAAATCCTGGAGCTTCTTTAAATAAGAAAGACACTGCCCATTGACCTTTTCTTGTTCCTACAAATCTTGGTATTTTTACAAATTGATGACCTCTTCGATTAACAAATGCACCTGGATTGAAAGAAGCAGAAAATATTAAAGCATTACCAGTAAATCTATTATGATTAATAGTTTCAAATGTATAATCAGCTGCAGATTGAGTGACAGTATTAGTATCATTTTGAACGGTGCCTGATGGAACATGTATTAATGCAGTTGAATGGAATCTATTTCCTTCTGACATATCCAGCATTTGATCTCCACTAAATTTATTTAATGGATAAAATCTTGCAGCATCATCTTTTGGTGTATAATGAAACACTTTCTTTTTATATGTAGCAGATTTTCTTTGTTCTGTTATAATAGATGCAGTAGGTGAATTTTCTAAAGGTGATCTTGATTGAGTTGTCCATCCATGAACTGATGAATAAAATAAACTAACATGATCATAAATTGCACCCGGATATCCGTTTCCTATATTAAACAAATCTAGGCCTGGGTCAAGAACATCATTTTTCATAGAACTTGCAGTTGCTATTGTATACACTGGTAAAAACTCTGGTGTCAATCTTACAATTTTTTCTGCAATTGATGCTGTATGTATTAAATGTTCTCCAGATGCACTTGTAACATTAATTGCAATTGAAGCTGTATAATGCATTGGCTCACCTACCAAATCAGGTCCTGGATCTGTTATTGATGCAGTGTAATGCATTGGCTCTCCAATAACATTTTCAACCGGATCAACAATTGATGCGGTATAATGTAATGGTTCCATGTCTGGATCAGGGAATGGATCTGGTATGAAATCTTCATAATGCAGTTCTTCTCTTGAAGGTTCAGCCTCTACCATTACTTTAGACCTCTCTAACACACTTGGCTCAATTATCAGCCCTGTATCCGCATTTGTTCTAACTGGTATAAGTTGTTTAACTTGTTGGAAAAATGAAAAATCAAATAATGAAAATATTCTTATATATGCATTTAAGTCATTGTCATTTTCATATTTTTTCCAGTAATCATATGCAAATCTTTTAAATTTAGGATATTCATCTTTGTATTGATCTTCTGCAGAACCAAAGAAATCATCTAATGCCGCAGAACCTAACTGATTGAATATATCTTTATTGATCATGTCCTGTGGAGAAAAGAATATACCTAAACGATTTGAATCATTGGATACTCTATCAAATTGACTAACTTCACCTCTTGTTTCTCTATTCAATGGATGTACAAGTCGATTATCTTCCAATCGTATTTTTGTAGATTTAAGATTTTTACCTCCTATACTTGGTCCATGAATAAAATATGTTTCATCAACACGTTCATAATGATCTTTGTTTACTGAATCAAATTCTGTGCCAGGTCTCCAACTTCCTGATTGTATTCCATCTATTTGATAATAAGAAATATCAAAATCAACTATACCTTGACCTTCAGAATTTACCATCACTCGAGAAGCAGTTGCATACGTGCTATAACCAGATACTTCAACACCATTATTTGCATATGGCGGTGAAAAATCTTTAATCATCCAGGCTGGGTGAGATGATGTTATAATATGATTCACGCTATGATCAAATGATACTTGATTGGTTCCAAATGGATAATGTCTAACTAAAGTATCAAAAGATGATGATGGTGACAATGGTGATGCATATGATCTTGGATTCAATGTATGCATGTCAAACGTTTCTTGATCTAACACTTCAATCCATTCTCGATATTCTTGAAACGAACCAGAGAACATGGCAATGGAACCTGTTCCTGATGTAGGATTAATTGGTGTTCCTGGTGTAAAAGAACTTGTCAATTTAGCTGCGAGCGCAAATTTAGTGCCTTTTTGATAATCTTTACCTAATCTACCAGGTGCACCTCCCAGGAACATTGCATCACCAATACTGGAATATGAATATGCATTTGCTGGAGATACAGTTGGTATCCATGATCCTGACGTGCTATGTACTACTTTGCCATCCACATAATCGGATGCCATTTGACATTGCACATACATTTCAACTTCACCATCGAGTCCTTTGAGATTTTTAGTAGAAGACATAAGATATTTAGCTGTGGCTTGCTGACCAACAGCTAGGTTATCCACAGATCCTGTTATTTCAAACCAAGTTCTAACGTTCCAGAATTGACCGTTAAACAAAGGAACCCAGTCTGTGAATGAACCACTCATACCGTCCTGGCCAACTGTCCATCTAATCCTTCCATATTCGTCGGAACCAGAATATGATGCTGTATGTTCTATTATTAAGGATTGGTTCATTCTTGCAAACGATAAATTAGCATCAACAGTAGCCCAAATAAATTGTGTTTCTTTGACAGCAGGCTTAAATCTTAATTCACGCGTTATAATTGGCATACCAGCACCTACTGAACTGTTAGGTAATGGATCTAGTGTTCTACCCCATGAAAAAGGAGTGCCGCTTGGATCAACGCCAGATATACTTGATGAAACTCTAGAATTACCAAATCTAATAAAAGATCCTCTTTCTACTTGCAGTGCATATGAAAATCTATCTTCAATTGCTGCTGGTGTTGTTTCTGGCATTTTAGGTCCACCATATTCTCTAATTGATAACAATGATTCTGGAATTCCATAACATGCCAACAATGCTTTTACTGATCTAGATGTTCCTTTGGTTTTCAAAAGATGTGGTAGATTGTTAACTATTCTTCTCCATACTTGAGTAGTTAAATCTTCTTTTGGTGTTGCTAACGTTACTGCTGATGATTGAGTTACGTATGTTCCGCCGTTAATATATAAATCTGTTATTTCATCTAAAGATAATTTCTTTTTATATATTCTGAATTCATCTAATGAGCCTGTTAAATGATCAAATGGAAGACCTGTATTATTTGTATCACTTGCTCCAATAATTGGTTTTGGATAATCACCTTCTAGTTCTGGTCCAATATCTGCTGAAGCTGAAACACTAATATCTGATCCTGCTACAAACACGCCGTTTACATATGCAGATGCACTTTCTTGTCTATCAATATTAAACACAATATGATGCCATCCATTTGATTCACCACCAGTTGATGCTCCTTGCGGAGACGATGAATTTAAATATGATGATGAAAAATTATTTACAGTTGTTGCTGGTATATTAACAAAATGAGATCCATTTGATCCTGTATATGTTTGTAACCATTGTAATTTACCTCCGGTGACTTTAACTTGAAATCCTGAATCGATTCCAGATCCTGACATGGCATTAAATATTGTTCCTACTGCATTTGTTGCATCTACATCTTTAAGCCAAAATGATACAGCATAATTGTTACTTCCATAATCATATGGTGTATTATATTTTAAGTATTCATTTGTTCCATTAAATTTTACACCATGGCCGTGCGCTCCTTTAACAAATGATGGCTTTTCAAAATTTTCTAATTGATCTTGTCTTGGACTATAATCTATAAAATTCTTTCTTGCAAAATCTGGTCTTCCTTCATCAAACGGAACATATAATACTAAATCTTTGTCAATCTTTCTTTCATTAATTTTACCAAATTCACCACGTTCATCAGTTCCTAATAGATACTCGAACAATCTTTCTGATTGATTACCATTAACTAAATGCCATCCTAATGATTCGGCTGCATCATACAATAAATTTTTGGACATACCATGAGCATAATGTTCATCACGATTATAAAGATCGGTTTGATGTTTTATATAAGTCCATAAAATATCATAATGTTGACCAATCATATGCACAAACGTTTCAAATTCTGCGTTATTAGCATCTTCACGTATATGTTCTGGAACTGATTTAATTAATGCAGCTGCGTTATGAGTATCCCATAATGATGCTGATGCTAACAATGCATTATAATAATTAACAGCTATTGATGATGTTGAATGATGTAGTTGATATTGAGCTCCTGGATGTAATCCATCTGCAGAGCCTGTTGATCTATATTCAATTTTTGGCCATGGTTCAACAGTAAATGTTTGATTATAAATTGACGAACCAGATACCCCATGCGTATAAAAACTTCCTGTTTGCTCTTTATACAAATATCTTTCGAATCCATCAAATCCGCCAATAACATTATCTTTATATTTTGTATATAATGATTTATTAGCATTTACTTCGCTTGATTCTGATACTGATTGTAATGTTGTTATTTGATCGTTATAATATTCTATCAATTCAACTTTATACTTAAAGTTTTTAAGACGTTCAGCTGCAGATGAAAAGTTTACAAAGTTTTGAAATCCTGAATAATCAATACCTAAGTCCATTCCTTGCAATGAACCGGAAAATATTCTGTCAACAATTTGTTGTGATGTTGAAACAGATGATCCTAATAAATCATTCCAACTTGCAAAATTAGTTTCGTTAATTTTTGTAAACTTTGTTTCAATTTCAAAATTTGGTCCACGTAAATTATTAGTTGGAGCTTGTACTGGTTGTCTATATAAAACAACATTATCTGTATATGGTTGTCTTATTTGCTGAACTATCCAAAACTTTTGTTTTTCTTTTATAAATTCTGGTAATGGTTGATACAATTTAATGTATAACTCTTCCATTTCATAAAGATATTTGTAATTAACAAATTGAATTAATCTGTTATTACCTAAGTTCATGAACATTAAATGAATAAAGCCATCATCGTTACATAATTCTGGTCTACGTTTTTCAAATAATGCTAATTGATCATGAGTTGTTAATTCTGATGCTTTTGTGTTTGAAGTATCTTTTTCAGATGATTTTATATGATCATCACCTATTTTTATTAATAGCTCTGATCGATCTGGTGATATTTCTTTTATATAAAGATTAGAATTATTTGAGTCTCCAACTAAAGATCTATGGAAATTCAATACAAATTTATATGTTCCTTGAGTTATACCTAAATCTGTTAAGTTTTTATAGATGTCATATTGAACAAAACTATCTTCGTCTGCAAAGTGTTTCCAATGATCAGAAACATGATCGCTTGTAACATAACTTCCAATAGTATCATATACATGTAATTCAATAACTTCGTCTAAAGCAGGATCGTCAAAATTGGTTATTTCTACAGTTTCATGATTAATAACATCTACATCTTCAGCACGTAACTGGACTGCATCTACTGGTCTTGTAGATGAAATAATATTTAACTTATTTATGTAATTTTCTAATGACATTTGTTACCTATTTAAATAAATTATTATATCGTGATAAATGTGGTTTTTTATAAAAATCATCTTGGGCCGCATATCTTTTAACTGCATCTGTTCCTCTATATCCTGCAGGTGCTTCAATTCCTTCTGTATAAAATACTCTAACTGAAGAAACGTCATCATTTTTATTTCCAGGTAGATTTACTGTGGTAGGTCCTACATATGTTTTATTATTAAAATCACGACTTCCACCTGTATCAGGTTGTTCATCATATATCTCGATAGACAATCCTCTTGGAACGTTTATATATGATGCATCATTGTTAACAAATCCAGGAAAATCATCAAATCCACTATAATTAGTTCCAGCTGCTCTATACTTACCTGTAGGTAAATCTATTGACCATCCACCGCCATCATAATGTTGAGCAAGTGTAACTCTTAAAGAAGGATCTTTTTCGTTTTTAACTGGTTTGTTACCTGGTGTTCCAAGTTTTCTTAATGATGCCCAATCCATTGCAATATATGACGTTTCATGATATTCATCATAATTATTATTACCTTCCCAATTTGTCCCAGGTGGTAATTCTTTTAAAGATGCTAGGAAGAATGTTGCTACTGTATTTGTTTTATATATTTCTCCTTCCATCATTAAATAATATCCTGTTGCCTTTCCTGATGAATAACCTCTAATTGGTTTCTTTTCGTATACTTTATTTTTAATTTCATCAGCTGTAGCTTTGTAAACTAATCCTCTATGCGGTGGCTTACCTACATCATGAGTATGATATTCTGTCCATCGTTCATGTAATGTTGGCAATTCAGATCCAACAGTTGTTTCTATTAAATCACCTGGTTCATACTCTATATCATCTATTATTACAGAGTTTTTATTGTATGTAAATCCGTCTGCTTCTGCTGTATTGTTCCATTCAATTGCTTCATATACATCCATTCGTCTCAACTGATACATTGACAAGAAACTTTTTACTTCGGCTGCAGGAACTACTTCAATATCATCATATGACATATCACGTTCTTTCAAGAATACTTCTAAATTTCTTCCTGAGTATGAATTTGTCAATCCTTTTATTGGTCCAGGATTTTTTGCTGCAGTTGGTAATTCAATTTTACCGCCATTTGTTAATTCTGTAGTATGAACAGCATCTCCTGGAACTAATCTTTCACCGTCTATTTCACCTTCAAATCTATATCTTATACCTCTCCAAACAACATACATTGTATTAGATTGTATACCTGTAAAGTCACCTGCTGAATTTATCTCTGTTATAATTCTATATTCTTCACCAAATTCTTCTGATGCAGTTTTACGATCAATTTCTGGATCATCTGTTGATTGATCAATATCCCCTGGATCGGTGGCATTAACAACAACTTCTTCTTTTACTAATGTCGGTCCTGCTGTAACAGTTATATTTGGTACAACAATTGGTGTTTGATTAAATCCTTGTAAAAAATGCTCAAAATTTTCATGAATAGCTGCATAAAATGATTCAGCTTCATACTTGGTTGTTTCCATTGATACTTTGATTGGAAAATTTTCATTTTCTTTTTCTTCTCGATATTCTAATAATCCTTTAGGTGTTCTTATTGGCTTACCTTCAATTAATTTAATATCATCATCAGTTTGAGCAACTGTCCCATCTGGTTTAACAGCTTCAGGATGCATTTGAATAGTATTTGTTTTGTTGATTGGTTTATCTAGACCATTCATAGTTCTATTCAACTTCTTGAAGATTTGATCATCAGTTGCAACTCTTTCTGCTACTGCTGCTTTGGTTGGTTTTCTATATTGAGTTGTTGCCATTTTATCTTACCACTTTAAAATAATAACCATTATCAAAATATTTTATTGTTCCATCTGCATATTTTGATCTAATCTTAAACTTATAATATCTTTCTGGACTTAATGCATCCATTCTATAATTAAAAAAGCTTCCGTTTGAGTCTACACTAAGACTAGTATAGTAATCATCATAATCTAACAATGTTTCTCCTGTTACTGCATCACATACTGCATATGAACTTGTATAACTTAATCTTTGCGTTTCACTTAAATAAAAAGATGATGTAGTATATGTCTTCGCAGGAAATCTTGATCTTGCACCTAATCTAAATTGTGCCACAGAACCTTCTGGATATTTTTCTTCTAAATTTTTAAAATATACTATTGGTCCGCCATCATTGGTTTGATGAACTTCTGTTAAAGTTATATCTGAAATTACAAAATCTCTCCATACAACTTCTAATCTTGGTGCATAAATAGTATGAGTATCTTTTGAAAAGAACTTTAAATTGAAATTTTCATTACCAGTAGTTTCAGTTGAATATGGCAATTTAACTATGAATCCATTATTTGTAATTGTACCATCTAACCATTTATTAACAATATCAGTTACTTCCATTCTAACATCTATTGATTCATAATTAAATGACTGCGAAGCTTCATAACCAGAACCAGTTATCCAAGTTCCTCCACCAGTTGCAACTTGAAGTCCTGCCGATGTATTTGCACTATGGGCTGAACCAGTATTCCATACTTGATTTGATGAATCAAATCCTGTACGATTTGACCATGCAACTCCTGTTCTTGTTTCAGGCTTATCTGCATAATTTCCTGTTCCATTTACCCATGATTCAGATATTGGATATGCTTCTAATGTGTATTGTATAGGAAGGTCTGATGCATATACGCCTTTCATATTTAAATAAAATTTACGTCCTGTAGATCCTATTGTCCCGTCTGAAATTGAAGCTGATATTGCTGTAAATTCGGCTCCTGTAAAATCTATTAATATACGAGAATTAAATGTACCATTTTGATATAGTTCATCTAATATTGATCCTGATTTAGAAGATACAATTTCTAAAATTTGATCAATACCAGTGTTGCAATCTTTTTTCTTTTCGTATATTGTTGCATCACGTTCTGCATATATTTGTTTATGTGCCATAATTTATTTCCCTTATAATCCTATTATTCTTCCTTTGATATCTTTGTTTGGATATTTTATTTCAAATATACAAGGATCTAACGAAGGATATATTATATTATTTAACGTTGCTGCTTTTATATCATATACATTTCCTGAATATCCAGAATTTGTATCAAATAAATTTATAATCTCAACATCTGATACTGTCTGTACTCCTTCTACTGAATCTAATCTTGTATAGATATCTGATATTACTATTGGTGCATTTATTTGCATACGGTCTACATGCAATAATTGTCTCAATTCGTCAATACATTTAAGAACTACTTCTGATCCATTAAATGCTGGCTTTGGTATAATTTCAAATTCGACTCCTAAATTAATTACAAATGCATCTTTAATATTTATTGCATCTGTCATTAGTCTAAACTGAGAAATATAAGTTTTTAAATTTTGTTTAACTGCCGCATTCAAAGGTACTATTTGTTGATCTGCATTATATCCCATACAATACATATTCATTGCTAATGGGTTTGCAATTTTAGCTTCTGGATTAGTTGAATCAACTTGTTCGTCTTGAATAATATAAGCCTTTGCTACATTACCAAATTTTGCTGGCATTGTATATGCTCTTAAAACATAATCTTCTTTTGTTACAGCTCTATTTTGAGATGCAAATGCTCCTATAGCTTTTTGTCGAACAGTTTCAATTGGTTCCATATCTCCACCACCTTTTGCAGGTATTGGATTATTTACTGCAACTGAATCTCTTGCCTGCTGTAATAAAGTTCCATCGACCGTTGTTATTTGACTTCCATATGCAATATCTGTTATTTGTTGAATTGAATTTGCTGGAACATTATCCATTAAACCTTTACCTCTAGAATATCGTATGGTCAATGTTGTTTCAGATGGAGCTTGTCCATATGTACTTGAATATAAAAAGTTAGCTGGGTCTACTGATAAATCAACTTCTCGTTTTAGGCCTCGTATACCTAATCCAACATTTTCAGGATTTGGTATTAAATCTCTATCATGCTCTTCAGATATTCCTGCACCAAATTGTAGTTCTAATCTTCTATCAGCTCTAAATCTTGTTACAAATCGTTTAGCAGTTCTTCGTAATTTTAAAATGTACGGAGCACTACTTGCAAAACTTGTTAGGTCTGGATCTATATCTGGTGTATTTCTTATTGAGTCTTGTACAAATTCTTGTGCCAAATAATCTACTTCATACCAACGATTATTTTGATCATCATAACAATCAATTATTTCAATAACATCTTCATATGGTAATACAATTTTATCATAAATTTTTGGTTGAGTGAATTCAAATTGATCTGTTACTATTTCACCAGAAACAGCTTGAACTTGTTTTTTCAAAAGGTAATATGTCGGCGTACCAGTAGTTTCATCAACTTGATAAACAGTAACGTTTCTTGTATCTGTTCCAGAACCTGTATGGTTAAAATCGACTGGCGTTAATGTTCTAAATTGTATACCTGTATTGGATTGAGCAATCATTCCTGCATTTATATTTAAAGCATATTTAAAATCAGGCTTTGCATTAACTCCTGTTCCAATAGCCGGAACGGTTTGATATACATCTAATGTTACTAATGATGATCTTTTATTTTTTGGTTTAAAACCTAAACTAGCTGCAATTGAATTTAAATTTCCTCTTTCTTCTGCATATGCCAACATCGACTCTTTTAAATTACTATCGGTATAGTATGCTAATACATCACCAACATAAGAGGCCATTTCCATAAACATCATACCAGGTGATGATTCATTGAAATCATTATATGTATCTGGAAAATAATTTTTTGTAAAGTTTATTAAATTTTGTCTAAACTCGCCAAAATCTTTACTTAAATATTTAATATCTTTTTTTACTAAGTCTGCCATTTTTTATTCCCTTAATATCCACCTCCACCACCTGCAGCGGCCGCTGTTCCGCCTGATTGAGCTACAGTGGTTGTTTGGTCACCATTTGATACCAACGTAATTGTTTGATTTGCTCCTTGTTCAGTCACTTTAAATTCTATTTTGATAAATAAAAAGTTTGTAATAAGTTCAGTTCCAGGTTCTCTATTATCTATGTTTATTGCTTTTATTTTAATATATGGTAACCAATATCCAATAGCATCTTGTATTTCTTTATTTAATGCAACTACTAAATCTGGCGTATTAGGTTCGAATACTCTGTCTTTTATTCTTACACCGAATGTTGGTTGCATGTACCTTTCACCAGGATATGTTAACAATAAATTTTTCATGTTAGATAATGCTTGTTCCTCTGTCGTATAGGATAATGGAAATTTACCAGAAATTTTATTTTGATGAAATGTAGAATTAGTTCCTTGACTAAACGATCCTGTGATACCTCCATATCCTTCTGCATCTGTTAAAACACCGAATGGATTTGCAACACCATTGAAAGGAAGTTTAACACCAATAGCTTTATCAGGTTCAAGGTCAATTGGATTATACCTATATATAGGACGACCTCCTCCTCTAGCATATGCTTCTTCTCTACGTTCTTTAAAATATTTTGCTTCTGGTCCAGCCACTATCTAGTTCCCATTTTTCCGTTTTTCTTATCCATAGCTTTTATCAATCCGCTATAATCTCTTGTCAATGCTTTTTGAACAGCTGCCATTTCTGGTTTTGATGTATCAACGCGTTCACCATTTATTCCTGTCATTGGTTGATTTGGTTGTACCATTGTCGATGTTCTTGCAGGACCCATTTGTGGATAATCATCTTCATATGATACCGCAGGTCCTTGCATCATTGATGCAAAATCACCAGTTGCTGCTGTTTCATTTAAAATGTCATTCAACATTGAATTTTTACTAAATTTTTTCTTTTTAGCAATTGGACGTCTTGGCATTGGATTTTCTGCAATTTCTGCAAGATTCATTCCATGTTCTATAACTTGATTATGATTAACTGTTTGTTCGGTTAAAGCTTGTTTTACAGCTTTTCCAACCTCTTCTCTAATAACTTTTCGTAAAATTTTTACAAAACTCTTTGTATCCATAGTTTTCTCCAATTTATTTTAATATAAATATGAAGATATTAGAATTATGGTACTTGTTATAAGGTCTTATTCTGCCTACTTTTTAATTGATCTAATGTAGCTTCTAACTGATCTAATAAATATATGTTGATGGCTGGTCCTGTTGGTCCGCCGGAGTTTGTGTATGTAAACGATCTTAATGCATCAAGTAATGAAGATAACCAGTTAGTCATTTGATCTCCTAATATTAAAGGTTCAGTAGCTCCTAGTCCTAAATATATTTCTGGTGAATTAACGGTGAAATGATTTCCCGCATCAATTCCTACTGCTTCAAGAGCTGATAGTCCTATATGAATATTTGACGACAATCTTATATCATCTGATTTTGAATTAATTAAAATTCTATCCGAATTAATTACTACTTGTGGCCTTGTAAATTCTGCAGGAGATTGAGTTTGTATTTGTGGTGGTTCATTTGGAGCGCTCTTATCATCTGGTGGCGGTTTTGTACTTAAACTTGATGTTATGAATGGCTCTTCATTATGATCTTCCCATGGTAATTCTTTATTAAGTCCACCAAATAAATCACCTAGACCTGCTAAGAAATTTAAAGCTGCAAATCCAATTGATGCTAAATTGAAAAAATCAAATTTTGGATCATTTGTTGTTATAACATTTTCGGGCGGTAATTTTTCAGTAAGTGCTTCTTGTGCTGATAAAGTAGCTTGGCCTAGTCCTGTTGTTGGATCATGATTCAAAGGATTATTAATCATAGAAATATTTTGAATAAATTCATCAGGTATTTCAACATCAGCTGTAAGTACTGGATCTATCATTACAATATTTGTAATTGTATCGTCATTGAAATCAATTTCTCCACAACCATCACCCATTGCATATACTATATTTAAATATTCTCTACCAGATGCATCTGTACAACAACCACATAAATCAATAAAATCATAATAATCAAAACCACGTGAATTGAATATACCAGTTTTTACAGCCATATCAGATGCTTGAGATAAATCTGTTTCTGATGATGGCAATATACATATTATATATTCGTCTTGTGGTATATGTCCATCTTCTAATGCATTCATTGCCATATCATATGCAAAATGTTGTCCCGGAAACCCTGGATTATCTTTATATGATACATCTGTAATATTAGGTGGTGGTATAATCCATATTACACCTCGTATATCATCTTCGTAAACTTTTTCAGGAAAGATATAAACATTTTCTCTTCCCCAAATTTCAGCATCATATACTGTTTCAGATTTAACCTGTACTTTACCTTTTTGAGACGGATAATGAGTTTTTGATATTGATATTTGTGTATCTTTATTTGCTTCGTAATTTGCCATAATATTATCCTATTTGTCCATCATCATCACCAAGTAAACCAAAAGAACCTATTTCTACGGCTGCTTGGAAAAATGATCCATCATTGTCAATAATTCCTGAATCGCCCCATGGATGATCTTTTGGTAATATACCTTTGTTTGTATTCCATGTATTATTTTTATTTGGTCCTAATACTCCATCTTGCCATTTTTTATCTAATCCATGCCACCTATTACTACTACCAGGCTTCAATCCACCAAATGGTCCTTTTGCTGCTTTATCAGGAGCATATTCAAAATGCCATTCTTCTGTTGATACTGTTCTTACAAAACCAAACTTATAAGTATTTGCAATCAACCAAGCATATACTCCATCGGTATCTGTTGTTGATGTTCTTTTAAGTTTTTTTGGTTTTTTAACAGTCATCCATGAATCATGATTTCTATCTCTACCATCTTTATAATTAATATCAATTGCAGTTCCGTTTTGGTGTCTACTGTATCCTGGTATTGCAACGTATGGTTTGAATTTTGATGACCTTGCTCTCCATAATGGACTTGATCTATCTTTTTTATTTGCTTCGGTTGCCCAGCTTCTGTTTATTGCACATGCATATCTACAATTCAATTGACCTGATGCTAATTTTTTACCTGTAGTTGGATGGTTAATTTGATGTATACCTCTAAACCCACTATTCAATGTAAGATATACTCCATCTGCTTCCGCTGCTTGAAATAGTTGTAAAATGATACATGAGTATTGTTCAAGTACTGGCCATTTTTGTATCATTCGCAATCTATCAGTACCCATCACTTTTCCACGAGTAGGAGATCCTTTTGCAGTATCAAAATATTCTACTGTTAAATCAATCAATGTAAGTTTTGAACAATCTTCAGGAACTGGTTCTGTTACGTTAGGATTGATTACTGGTTCTATAGGTCCACTTACACCGTTACAATCCCATGATGGTACTGGATTACCATTTGAATCATTATATGTTGGTGAATCTGCTTGCCTAATAACATTATCAATTGCATCAAATGTTGGACTAGCAACTGATATAGGAAGTTTTTGTCCTGATGTTAAATATACTGATGCATGGTCTCCGTTTATATCTTCTACCACAAAATTATTAGAAGCTCCTCCTCCTGCATTAGTAGATTGACCATTTCTAATTACTGTGATTGGTGAACCTTCTGGTGCATCTCCTTTTTCCCATGGTTGCGGTTGTATATATAATTCTGGATCTTTAGGTGTTGTTTGTGAACCAAATCTAATACTTTGTCCCATTCTTCCTTGTAGCAAAAAGTCTCCTTCATATGGTTGCAAATTTCCAATATTACCTTTTTCTACAAAATCAAGTCCAGGAGGTGTTGTTAATTTATTTTGGTTTCTTCCACCTCCTCCTCCACCTCCTTGTTTACTAGTATTTGGATTAGGATTACGACCAGCTATTTCAGCTTCACGCTGAGCTTGTTCATCTGCCTTTGCTTGTTGCTGTTCAGGTACTAAACCTAAATATCCTGTTATAGTATCTATATCTCCTTCTGATTCAACAAAATCTCCTACAAATCCTCTTTCAACTAATTGTTCTTTAAATCGTTCAATCTTCTTTTCATACTTATCAATTTGATCTTCAACTCTATCTTCAGCTTCTGATTCAGAATTAGCATTATAATATACTCGTTGATATGTAGGACTTTCAGGATTATTCATGTCAAGAATTTTTTGTTCTAATTCTTGAAACTCAGCAATGTCTTTATCACTTAATTCGCCTTTTGAATAATCAGGAAAATCATTAATAGTCCTTGCCGAACTATTGATACTACTATTTGCAGGCGTTTTATTAACAACTGATGGATTACCTGATTCAGTATTAACATATGCTTCCGATTTTTTCTTTTGCTGACCATCTTGTATAGTTTGATTACTACCTCCAATACCACCTGCATTAGCACCTGGATTCATATTTGCTTCAACATTACCTCTTATTGATATAGGCGGAAGATAAAACCATTCAGTATCAAATCCTACGCCAGTTTTTTTATCACCAGTCTTTGTATCTGGTGGAGAAGATCCCATACCTGCACCTGGGCCTTGATACATTATAACATGTTCGCCAACTAATGGAATTCTTGTAAAGTTCATTGATGATGGATATGCGGTAATTGTATCACCAGATAATCCACCTGGTATTCCGCCTTGTCCAGAATTCATTGTAACTTCAATTTCGCCACGATATTTTGCATCTGCAATATTCTGACCTACAGCTTTTCCTTCAGCGTTACGTTTTTTCTTTTCTTCTTTTTCTGTCTTTTGATTGAATGCATTTGCTGTGCTAACAACTTCTCCAAAGCCCCATGCTATACCCGTTTGACTCATTTAGTACCTCCTAAATTTATTTCATCTTGTTCTTTATGAATAGCATCTAATTCTTCTTGAGCGGTTTGTAATAATCTTGCTTTTTCTTCTTCTGACATTCCATATTCATCGCCGCTATCTTTTAACGCATTACCAACTAATCGTTGAACTACGGCAGCTAGTTTAACTAAATGCTCGTCATTCTTAACTGATACGTCTAAGTATTCTTTTATTAATGGAACTATTACTGTTGCATCACCAATATTTTTAATTAAAGGCTGTAGTTCTTGAATTAATGTATTTATTTGTCTATCTTTCTTTTTGGAATTATGATAGATATCTTTCATTAAATCAGAAAATGTAGTTCCTTTGAATAACTCAAATTCATCATGCATAGTAATACTCCTTTAAAATAAATATGTACAACTATGATTTATGGGTGCCTATAAACCCTTTTTGTGAATATCTTAAAAACATATCACCATAATGTTTTTTCATGATATTAACAACCTTAGTAATATTTTGAGTTTTTAATCCGGTACGCTCTCTAATTAAAATATAAAGAGCTTTTTTATTAAAGTTTTCTATGTTTTCACGTATTTTAAACAACTCTAATAAAGTATCTGCAACAATGATATCTCTTTTATTAGTAAATATATTGCTAAGATTTCTAGAATAATAATCGACAAATTGATTTGTAAAGTCTCGCAATGATTCTTGATAATCTGAATATACCATTTCTCCTCCTAAGTCTCTACTATCATCAATAACAGTTATATCTGTTCTTGCTTTCATTTTTGCATAATTAGCATTATTGGCTATGATAAGATAATTTTTAGCTATAATACTAAAATATGAGAATGCTTTACCTTTTTCAGAATTATATTTATGAATCTTTTCATTGAGAAATGCAACTACTTCACATTTTACATCTTCATACGGAACATCAAAATAATAAAACTTAAATGTATGAATAATATTTTCAGCTAATTTATTAAACGCATAATGTATATGTTCTTTATATATTTTATTACGCTTCATATAATCTTCTTCTTGATTATATGCATTTATAGCCTGATCTGTTATATATGTAAAATATTGTTTTTTAGTTGGCTTTCTACCACGCTTTTTTTTCTTTGGAAGTTTAGCTTCTTCTTCTAAACGTAATTTATCTTCTTCTAACCAAATATAAAATTTATCTACTGCTGATAATTTTTCTTGTATATTCATATTACACTCCACGATTTAGGTCATCAATAACTTCTTTGATAAGTTTAAATGATGCGCCTACTTCGTCTGATGCTTCAAATGCTCCCATTCTATCTGCATTTCTAATTTCAGAGTTGGCTTGATTGACTTTAGTTTTTAATCCTTGAAAATATTCATAGTAATTTAAATTAGACTGCTCTAAATCTTCTATATAATCAGATTGAGCTTCTTGTTTTCGTAATTGATTTATATTAACAAATACTGAACCAATTAATAATACCGATAATATAATAATTGTTGTTATCATTTTTTATCTCCAAATAAATCATCAAACATTTTCATCGCTGCTCCAGCTTCACCTTTAGAAGCTATTGCTCCTAATTTTTGCATCTTAGCAGATTTGCTGTAAGTATTTTTTGCTGGTGCGGACTTAAATGATGTTGATGTTGATTTTGTTTTTGCCCACATTTCATATTCTATTCTTGCTGCCATACAATCTGCTTGATGCATAACAAAACCTAAATTAGTTTTTAATTTTGAATCAGCTGTTCTTGACATGAAATAAGGTTTATTATTTTCATCATATAATCCATCTGTTAATTTTATACCTAACATTTCATTCCAAGTTATGCTAATACCATAATGTTGTAACAACCAAATAGATAAATCATTTACTAATGTAAATTGATTATTAGGATTCACTTTATACATTCTTCCCATATTTTTTCTATGCCATTCTGAATCGTTAGGAATATATGTTTCATTACCTTCGCCAGGAAATCCCATTTTACCTATATCATGATTTAATGCAACAAAGATTAATTCTTCTTCATTATATCCAGACATATCTGCTCCCATTTCAGTCCATAACGCATATACTTTCTTTGCACATTTAATAACTCTTAAAACATGATCTACATAACCACCTTCAAATGCATTATGATAATGATCAATACTTGAAGCAGGCTGCATTGACATCCTATCTTCTAAGTCTGTATACATTGCTAAAAGTTTTTCTTTTCGTTCACCATTAAAATTATCTTCAATAACTTTAATAAGCTCATTCCAATTTTCTACTATTTGTTCTGCTGTTAATTTCATATTTTATTATCTTGATGATACCATTACTATTTCTGATTCTCTAACTAGAATATATCTTTCATCTTCAAATGTAATTTCATTTCCATTCTTACCAGACAATAATCTTGCTGGTGCGATAACTGTATCGCCTGATCTACATGTCATTGAAATTCTATCTCCTGTTTGAGTAAATATACCAGGACCTACTGCAATAACTTCTGCATATCCATATACATCTTCATTTGAAGACATTATGATACCTGATTTAGTTTTATTTTCATTTTCTTTTCTTTTTAATAAAAGATGGTCTCCCATTGGTTTCATTTTCATAACTAGTTCTCCTTAAATTATTTGATCAATAACTCCTATATCTAATGCTTGTTCTGCTGTTAAAAACATATCTGATCTCATATTATCTTTCCACCAAATAGCATCTTTTTTTGTTTTCTTAGCTAGGAGTTCGTATATATCTTGTTCTACTTTTTTTACAAATTCAACTGTTGCTGTAACATCAGTTAATTTACCTGATATCATTGATGATGCTTGATGAAACATAATTGTAGAATTTTTACTTGCCATTCGTACACCAGTACCGCATGTAAGAATAATAGAAGCGGCAGAAAATGCTCTACCTCTACAAATTGTATTTGTTTTTACATCTAATGATTCTATATAATCAACGATGCCCATCATTTCATGAATATCACCGCCAGGTGAATTGATCATTAAATTTAAAGGATCTGTTTGATTACCTTTAAATTCTTTACCTGTACGATAATTTAATATATGCCTTATTCTCATCATTAAATCAAACAACGTATGTCCTTCTATCTCATCATTAAGATATAAGACACCTTCTTCAATTTCAATTTGATTTGCAATTATGTCATTGAGTTTTGTATATGGAGATTCCTCCATTAATGGTTGTTGCATAATTTCTTGTTTGATTGGCTTTGGTCTTTCGTCGTATAAATCACTCATAATACTTTAATATAATAACTTTTTTTCAAAATAACAAATAATCTATAACTTTTTTAATTGACGTTCTAGCTTTCTCATTTGTACATTTCCTGCTCGAACATCTTTTTTAAATTTGGCAGTTTTAAGTTTGCCTCTAACCATATTCATTTGTTGAAGTATTTGAGTCCTTAATTCTTGCTTCTCGCGTTTAGTTAATTTTTTCTTTTCAGGTTTTGGTTCTGTTGGTTTAAGAGTTCCTTTTAGTTTAGGTTGTTCAACTCCTTTATGAAATACGTTTCCTTCTTTATCAACAAATTCTTTCATAAACTGCCAACCTCTTAATCTGCCAGATGATTTATATCCACCTTTAATATCAGGAGGTCCAACTGTCTTATTAACGCATGCATGACATAACACAGCCGTAGTATTTGGTCCTACTTCCACCCAATTATTACATCTTGAAAATTTTGATAATATTTGCCATCCCCAATATGATTTATCTTCTATACTGTTTCTGCAAATCATATAACGACGACCGTTACGAGTTTTTGTTTTAAATTTTATAACTTCTTTTTTCTTTGCCATACTTATAAGTTTTTCTTTTTTGGTGGATTTGGTTTTCTACCATATCCATCAGGTTTTGTAACTGATTTTTCTTTGTAAATATCTTCTTTAGGAAGATCTTCTTTTGGTGTAGCTAATATTTCTTCATTCTTTTTAATCATCTCTTCTTGATCTAATTCTTCCATGATTACTTCTTTAGGAATAATAGGTTGAGGTGAATAATGTGGTGAAGGAACTTCTTCTTTTGGTTTGATTTGAGCAAATGCAAAATTGGCAGCAACTACCAATGCAATTGCAAGCGGATCAAAT